ACACTCATGCAAAAAATATGTATTTTATTTTTGAAATACTGGTAAAGTTAAAAAAAATCTTATTTAAATTTTTTAATTTATATGTATATATAAAATATATATAGATATAAATACATACATATATATATTGTTAGTGATGACAATTCCGTATGCACATAAAGTTGGTTTTACATATGAATATTTTGTATTAGATCAAATTAAAAATGATTATGATAAAGTATGGCACTGGAAAGACTTCCCGGAAAAATTAATGTATGATAATAATTTAATTAAAAATTATGATACTTTTTGTAAATACAGATATGATATTGGTGCTGATTTAGTTGCACTTAAAAATGATAAATACTATTTTATTCAATGTAAAAATTATAATGATACTATTTTAATGGAAAATCTTGCAGGATTTTATTTTTTATTATATGAATATAATTTAACTGGTATTTTATATTATAATGGTAAATTAAGTCAAAGAGTATTAGATTTAACTACTAATAAAATACAATTTATTAATTTACCATTTAATAATTCCACTATTGATATTATTCAAGATATTGAAAAACCATTAATTACCCGCGATTATCAACTGGAAGCATATAATAAATTATTATATAAAAATAAAAGTATATTAAGTTTACCATGTGGTATGGGAAAAACATATACTACTTCATTAATGGCTAAACATTATGATAATATTATTATATTATCACCGTTAAGATATTTAGCATTTCAAACATTGGAACATTATAAAATATATTTAGGATCAGAATATTCACCCATTTTAATTTCAATAGATGGTAAACGGAAAATGGATGATATAAATAATTATATTAAAGATAAAAATATAATTAGTTCAACTTATGATTCTGTAGATGTTGTAATTCAATTACTGGATAAATTAAAAAATATTTATCTAATAGTAGATGAGTTTCATAATTTATCTAATAATAATATTAATGATACAAACAATGATATGTATAAAATAATAAATAATACTTATGATAAAATATTTATATCTGCAACGCCATTAATGGATTTTATGAATATAACTGATATATATAATTACAGTTGGACAGATGCTATAAATAATAAACATATTTGTGATTTTACTATTTATATTCCAGATAAAAATGAAAATTATGAGAAATTTGTAGAATTATTAAAGACATCATGTAATAATAATATTAATGAGAAAATAATAAAGAAAGCATATTTTATGTTGAAAAGTATATTATTCAATGGAGATAGAAAGTGTATATGTTATATGACAAATATAAATAATGCAAATAATATGATAGAAATATTAAATTGGTTAACTAAACTGTTGGGTGTTCACGTGGATTATTGGCAGATAGACTATAATACAAAGAAAACAATAAGAGAAAAAATAATAAATAATTTTAAAGAATCAAAAAATATAGCAATAATAATAAATGTACATATATTAGATGAAGGAATAAATATATCAGAATGTGATTCAGTATTTATAACACAACCAAATAATAATATAATAAATATAATACAGCGGATGTGCCGTGCAAATAGAATAATGAAAAATAAAGATATGTGTAATATATATTTATGGTGTAAAGAGAAAAAAACAAAATTAATTTTAGATTATATAAATGAAAATACTCAAGGTTTTATAAAAAATAAAGTATATATTTATAATACTACAAATAAAATAAGTCAAAAACATTCTGATGAGATATTAACTTTTGAAGAAAAACTATGTAATTCACTAAATGATACAACATATACTGAGACTATACTTAAAAATGTAAAACAATTTAATGAAATAATAAAATTAACAAGTGATAATAACATTACACCTTTTCCAGTGAAAATATGTAATAATATAAATAGTCCAAAATTTTATTGTAAATTATGTAATATTAGTTATAAATGTAATAGTGGATTATGGCGACATAATAAAAAATTACATAATGATATTAAACATGAAAATAAATTAAAATGCTCTAAATGTAATAAAGAATGTAATTCAAGACAATCATTATATTATCATAGAAAAGTATGTAAAATAAATACTAATGTATCTACTGAGGTAGTTAGTAAAGAAGAATATGATAAAATTAAAAATGAATTAGAAAAATTAAAATCAATTAAATCAAATAAAACAATAATCAATAATAATAATACAATAATAAATAATAATGATAATCGGAAACAGATAATAATAAATTATACACCAGGAACAGAGCCAATAAATCATTTATCACATGAACAACAAAAAGAAATTATGGATAAAGGATTGAGTTCTTTAATAAATTTAATTGAAGTAACTAATTTTGATAAAAATAAACCAGAATTTCATAGTTATTGTGTGACATCATTGAATGATAAACATGCATCAGTTATAGATACTAATACACAAACAATAAAAAAAACAGAAAAGAATGAATTATTTGATACTATTTTATATAATAATATATCAAAATTAGAAAAACTATGTACTAATAAATGTTTCACTATTTCGGATAGACAAATTTATAAAGAAAATCTAGAAAGATTAAAAAAAGTATTATATGAGAAAAAGACAGGAATAAAAAAGTATTATTCTGAGATAAATCTATTAAGTTTCAATAATAATAAACATATTATAACTACATGGAATCAAATTAAAAATTCATTAGATGATATATTATTATCTTATAAATAGTAATGTTATATGAATCTGCATATTTTTCTTTAATAATTCAATTTATTATTGGTATAATAAATATTTATGGATTAAATATAGATGTTCCGCCTGATAAAGTAATTTTTAAAGATATATTAAAACTAGAATTTGGTGTTCAAATTATAGAATTTATTTTTTATTGTTGGATGATAATTAATTTTGAATTGATTAAAAATATAACTCCTTATAGATATGTAGATTGGATTATAACTACACCTACAATGTTAATAACATTATTAGCTTATCTAAGCGATCAAAATAAATCTACTCTAAAAGAATATATAAGTAAAAATAAATTATTTATATCAAAAATAATTATTCTAAATTTGAGCATGATGTTATTTGGATTAGCAGGTGAATTAAATTATATAAATTATAACACATCTATTATGATTGGTTTTATACCATTTGTCTATTATTTTAAATTAATTTATGATAAATATTTATCTAATAATACAGATAAAGATAAATTAAAACTATATTGCGTCTTTTTAATATTATGGACACTGTATGGTGTAGTTGCACTTTTACCATATGAACAGAAAAATATAGCTTATAATATTATTGACTTATTTTCCAAAAACTTATTTAGTGTATTTTTAGTAATTGTAATATTAAATTTGAAGAAAAACAGTATTCAAATTCCTAATTTATCACAATAATATAGTATTATTATATATCGTAAAAAATAAAATATTTTTATTAACTTATTTAATGTTGCAAATAGAAATTAATGGTATTTTTACTTTTATAGATAATATTAAAACTCTTAAATTAGGAGACTCTATAAAATTATTACCAAATCCAAAAAATAAAATTAATAAAGACGCAATAGGTGCATATACATTAACAGGTCATAAAATAGGATATGTGCCATTTACCGCATCACAAATAGATATTAATGGAAAATATATAGTATCTAAAATTAAATTAAATCAAATAAGTCCAGTAGTTATTATTTCTATGGAATTTAATATGAGTAATTTTATTCATTGCGAACCATTATGTATTTCACAATTAAAATTATCACAAATGAACAGTGATAAATTATCTGATGAATTAGTAAATGATTTAAAACATTTTTCTAAATATTTAGAAAAAACAGGCAATAAAATTAATAAAATATCTGTATATGAACACAATGAATCATTTATAACATTATGTATTAATACACAAACAACTAATAATATATTTTACACAGTTACAAAACAATATTATGATAAGAATATATTTAAATATAATGAGTTTTATAAATTTGGTTTAGTAAGTAAATGTATATATCAACCATTTCAAATTCATAGATTAGAAAAATATTTAGAATACAATTATAAAACAATAAATAAATTCATTTTAACTAATAAGATAACATTTAATAAAATAAATAATATAATTCGTGATATAAATCCTGATAATATATTAAAAAATAATTTTGAACAAATTAAATCTACAGATTTAATTTTATTAAATAAATTAACACTAACAACTATTATTAAACCGCCTTATGCGGATGATTTTATTAAATTACTAGTTCAATATTTATTTGGAGTTATACAACAAGATACTACATTACAAGAATTATATAATCCAAATAATTTATTAAAACTATTAAATAAAAATGAGATTAAATTAGATAAATTTAACATACAATATTTATTAAATATGTTTATTAATCTTAAAATAGGTGGTATTTGTTATAATCATAAATATAAATTATATTGCACAATTGATTTATATGATGATAATAATATTATTGAAATTGCTAATATAAATGAAATTTCAGAAACATATTTAATAGAATTATTAATAAAATTAATTATATCTGAAAAACAAATAATTAATGTTTATAATCCAATTACTGGAATTTTATTTTATTTGAATATATCAACTGAAATAAAAGATATAATAATAAATAATTTATTTAATTATACAAAAAGTGAGTTTAAATAATTATTTTTTTAATCTTACTTTTAATATATGGCTGAGTTAAATATTCCTGGTGCTCCTGTTAGTGCAGCTAGTGCAGTTAATACAGTTAGTACACAATCTGATAATTTCATAAATCTTATTATGAGTAAAGTTAATTCTAAATATTTATATTTATATATTATTGGGTTTGTAGTTATTATTGGATGTGTATTTTACTATTATTATAAAATGAAAACAGATGTAATACAAGTATTAAGTGGTAAATCAGGCACAGATAATGCAGACACTGGTGCTCGTCCGCGCGAAGCATTTAAACAGAATTCACAAATGGCAGGCGACCGCAAAGATAAGTATCAATCTACAGAAAATAAAATAGATATTGCGGAAATTATAAAGCCACACTCTAAAATGAAACAATCATCTGATACACATGAAATTATACAAGATGATGAGATGGAATTTATAGATATAGATGATCAATTATCATCATATGAGTCAGAATCAGATGAAGATATTGAAACAGTCCAACTAAAAGAAAATGATGTGATAAAACAACAAAATTTATCACAACGTGATTTAATTGATATTAATAAACAATTAAAATCAATGAATAAAAAGAAAACAATTTAAATTTTATATAATTTATATTATATAT